GCTGCATCTGTGGCATCAACCTGTGAATTGTAATTATTGCCATAATTGATATAAATATCATTACGAACATCTGCTGATCGCATAATTGTAGATAAGCCAGCACCTAACGCATGGCGAGCATCTAGTTCAACATAACCATTAACTAAAAGATAATTCTGTCTATGGTCTGCATCTGCATAACCTATGTTTCCCGTATTGTCCTCATAAATATATCCAAAGGCTGAAGTTGCAATATCTGAAATGACATTGTAAATGGTGTCGGTAACATTTGATTGAGAACTCATGGTGTAAAGACCAGGCTGATCTATTTCGCCAAGTCCTAGATTGACTGCATTTGCCCATGTTTCGGTTGCATTGTAAGTTGCCCATGTTGAAGCTGCTGGCACATCATTCCAAGTTCCAAGTAATACGCTAGAAAGAATCTCATATATTTGGTTACCATCTTCGTCTTGAGAAATGTTGTCATTAAAGATTTCTTTGGTTAATCTAGCAAGTGAACCCATAGCCAAAAGCGTGTATTGAACAACTGTGGCTGCTGCACCTGTTTGTAAAACTCCAACTGTAACATCCGTTAAATCGCCACCAAATAATGAAACATAAGATCCAGTTGAGTCTTTAACTTGCAAATCAAAAGAATCGTTAATATCAAACGGGAGTGTTTGGTTATTTAATGCAACCAGCGTGACTTGCATATATGAAGGAAGTGCCTGTTGGTATATGTCAGATCGACCTGCTTGGTGTTGGACATCTGAAATGGTTATATCAGTATAATCAACCCCACCGACAGTTAATTTCCAGTCTGGTGTAAATTGTGACATTAATTGACTCTATCTCGTAACGCAGTTACCGATCTTGCTGCTTGGCTATTAAGTTGATTTGCCACAGCTCTAGCAGTTCCTTCAGGATCTATTGCACCTGAAACATTGATAACAATACTTGGATTAGCTGCAAGGGTCTTACCTTGTTTTTCTAATACTCTAAATTGAGCTTCAAGTGCATCAAATTGCTTTTGAGCAGCTGATCGAGAAATTCCGCCAGTTGCTACTTGGAAAGTTAGATCTGCAAATTTATCTTGAACATTAATTAATTGATCGGCTAAGTTTTGAAGGCTAGTTGCGCCAACTGCTCCACCAATTAAACCACCACCAACGCCACCACCGCCACCGCCAGTTCCACCACCACCTGCACCACCACCGCCAGTAAATCCACCAGCTGCTAATCCACCTACTTGACCTAAACCGCTACCACTTAATCCACCACCTGATGCTCCGCCAACGGAACTCAATTTTTGTATATCTGCTCCGCCTTTAACTAAGTTGATACCATCAATCACTTTGTTAATTGCTGAAATAACAAAATTTAAAACTGGAGTTATTGCTCCAACGATTTTTCCAAATGCATCAATAATGGCTGCTGCTGCTTTAACACCAACATCTAACATAAAGCCAAATATCTTTTGAACTATTGGGAATACGACATTGATTAAGATTTGACCAAATTCCTCAAATGATTCTCTATTTCTTTCAATAGCATCGCGTATCACATCCCATGCTGCTTTAAATTTATCAACAATTGGAGTGCCATATTCAAAAATATAACCAATTAATCTTTCAATAATAGGCAATAAAAAGACACCAACAGTTTCTTTTGCTTCATCAAATGCAACTTTTAATCGGTCAATTCTGCCTTGAAAAGTTTCAGCATTACGAGCTGCTGCGCCACCATAAAGATCAGATAATCTTTGTTGAATTTCAGTAAATGATAAAGTGGATAATTCAGTCTTTGATAAACCTAAACCTAATCGACCGAGTGAGGTAGCATTACCATCTTGAGCCTTGCCTAAAGCATTTGTAACAGTTTCTAATTCTTTCCCTGAACCTCGGCTAATATCTAAAGCAAGGGTCAATAACTCTTGAGCTTCAGTTGTGTTCTTAGTAGATACCGCAAGCCTTTGGAATGCCGGCCTTAACTCATCATCGGCTATTCCAACCGCTAAAGCAGTCTTGCTTATGTAATCCTCAGTTGCCTGTATCTGGCCATCTGTTGCGCCTGTGGCAGTCCTTAATGCAGCAGCTAACCTTAACTGTGCCTGCTCATCCTCAATGGCGGATTTGACTCCATCAATGGCTAATTTGCCGGCATAGGCAACGGCAGCAGCAGCAGCTATGGCAAATGCAGCAGCGGCCTTTTTTCCAAACTCTGAAATCTTGCTTGAATTAGTTTCGACTACCTTATCAGCTTCGCCTAATTTCTTTTTAAGATCATCGACATCGGCAAGGATCGAGAGTTTGAGTGTGCGATTACCGGTTGCCATTAGACCCATTCCTTAATGATGCGATTAAAACTGTCTTCCCACTTGTTAATCAATTCAGGCTGAATTCTGCGAAGGGTTGGATAAATGAACCATCCGCGAGATCCACGACCTTGCCTTCCAGAATATGTAGGGAACTGTTTGAATTTATTTGAACCAAACTCAACGCCACCCCATAAGGTTTGTGTAGTAGCACCACCTGAAAATTTTTGGCGTGCGAACCCATAACTGAATTCGCCGATCTTGCTTGATTTAGAGATGCTAACGCCATCCGCGACTCTTTGCGCAACCTTGCCAGATTTTGTTCGAGTTGAAGCTGCTTGTTTAATTTCCTGAGATGCAAAATACGCCAGAGCAGCAGATTGACGGCGTGCTTCCTCTGTTGCTTGGTCATCCATAAGTTTAAAAGCCTTGTAAATATCGCGCAGATCTTTTTTGTTATAAGCGATTGTTTCACTTGCCATTCCTCTGCTCCAATATCTCTATCGCTGTGTATATGTCGTCTGCATCAACCCATTCACTCATTGGAATCTGTGTGGCTATCGCCAACTGAATCAATAAACGATTTAGGCTTCCTGCTGGGTGGCTTTTGGGTTTGCATCACCGACTATTACATCTGCAACAGTTTCGCTCCATACATCATAAGATTTGACTGGCTTTCCAGCAGCTTCTCTTTTGTGTGCATGATACGCCAAAAACATTAAATCAGATATGCCCATTTTTTCTTGGGCTTGGCTGATTGTAACGCCTCGATCTCGTTCCCATTTTGCCCACTCAGGCGGTTGGGCTACATAAGTGGCTTGCTCGCCTGAGGTGTATTCAATTGTGATTGGTAACTTCATTAGTGCTCCCGTTTCTAATTGTTAAGCGAAGTTTTCTGCTGGCACTCCAATAACTTGGAATGTTAAAGATACAGTCTGTGCATCATTTCCTGCACCACCGGCTGATGGCCATGATGGTAGCACTTGGAATGTAAATACTGCTCCAGATGCAGCTGTAAATACTGTGGTAATTCCTGTGTTTGGTGCTGTCTCTGTTACACCCCATAGAATCTCACATAGAGATCCTGAAACTCCCCAGTCTGCCAACATTTCAACAGCTAATGTGAAATCATTATCGATTACTTTGTAGGCTTTGCCATCTAAAGTTTCGTATGTTTGGCGGTTGGTGGTTCCGGTTAGGACTGCGCTTGTTGCTTGAGCATCGAAAGTGTTACCACCGATTGTGAAGGTAACATCTCTGCCCGTAATTACTGTGGTAGGCACTTTGACTCCTTAGATTGTTTGTTCGTAGTAGGTTGAAACTCTTATATCAGAAATCAACATTGTTGATGCTCCAATAGTGGTTACAGTTGGTCTTTCGACCTCTCCGACAATATATCCATTTGGGATAACTGCCAGAATGCTCATGATTAATTGCTCGATATTATCGAGTGATGCTGGATTACTATTGTAAGCAACTACAGCTGTGATGGTCATATTAATTCTAGTTCTTATTCGGCTTTTGCCAATTGTTTCAATTTCTAAATATGGTGAATCAGGCACAACTACAACGGCAGGTGGAATGACTGACTCTGGCACATAAGCATAAACATTACCTGCGACACCGGCTAATGCAGTTGCAAGTGGTTGTCTAACGGATGAAAGAATTGTGGATGGTGGCATTATTGACAAATACCTTCAACATCTACATAAGGCCCTAAAATTCCAATTACTCTCGAATAAAGTGATCGACCCATTCTGTATGGTGTAGCTGTAAAATCAACGCCTTCAATTTGTCCGCCTGCTGCAACTCTTGATTGGAATACTTCAACCGAGATTGCAAAAACTGCTGATCTAACTGATTGATTTCCAACATAAGTTGATGCGCCTGTTAATGTGGCACTTCCGCTTGGAATAACATTTGCCTCAACTACATCTGC